TTATTCAACCCAAATGTAAATGTTGCTATCCTTGCCAACAAATCAACAACTGCAAGAGATATTTTGGGTAGATTACAACTTGCATATGAAAATCTTCCAAAATGGATGCAGCAAGGGGTTATTTCATGGAATAAGGGAAACATTGAACTTGAGAATGGAAGTAAAATTATTGCTTCAGCTACATCATCAAGCGCAGTTAGAGGTGGATCATATAATGTTATTTTCTTAGATGAGTTTGCATTTGTTCCTTCTAATGTTGCAGAACAATTCTTTGCTTCTGTCTATCCTACTATCACGTCTGGTCAAAAAACAAAAGTTATTATTGTTTCAACACCTCATGGTATGAATATGTTCTACAGATTGTGGGTTGATGCCATAGAAAAGAGGAGCCAGTTTGTTGCTACAGATGTTCATTGGAGTGAAGTTCCCGGCAGAGATGAAAAATGGAAAGAAGAAACTATACGAAATACATCGGCGGCTCAATTTAATTCAGAGTTTGAATGTGAGTTTTTAGGGTCTATTGATACTTTAATTAGCTCAACGAAACTCAAGTCTTTGGCATACAGAACTCCGTTGCAGTCACATTCTAAATTAGATATTTACAAAAAACCAGAAGAAGGTCACACATATATGCTAACTGCTGATGTTTCAAGAGGAACATCAAATGATTATTCTGCATTTATAGTGTTTGATGTTACAGAAGTTCCATATAAAATTGTTGCAAAGTTTAGAGACAATGAAATTAAACCACTCATATTTCCCGGCAAAATTTATGATGTTGCAAGAGCTTATAATCAATCGTATGTAATGATTGAAGTGAATGACATAGGAGAACAGGTTGCAACTACTTTACAGTTTGATTTGGAGTATGACAACCTAATCATGGCTTCCATGCGTGGGCGAGCGGGCCAAGTCCTTGGAGCGGGTTTCTCAGGGGGTCGAGCGCAGTTGGGGGTAAGAACGACTAAAGCTGTGAAGAAGATTGGATGTTCAAATCTCAAACAATTGATTGAGGACAATAAACTTATTATCGAAGATTATGATTGCATCAACGAATTATCTACATTTATTGTTAAAGGATCATCACATACAGCTGATGATGGGTGCAATGATGATTTGGTTGCGTGTATGTTTATGTTTGCATGGGCAACCGATCAAACATACTTCAAAGAACTGACAGATAGTGATGTTAGAAATATTATGATGAGAGAACAACAAGAAGCACTAGAACAAGATATGGCACCATTTGGATTTATTGTAACTGGATTAGAGGATGAAAATATAGGTCAGATGGTAGATGAATATGGAACTAAGTGGTCGCCGATTGTTCGTCAAGACTATAATACAGATTGGTAACTATATGAATTCTATCAAATCGTTATCAACTTTGATAAAACAATTTGAACACAGAATTTTTGATTCGCTTATTAGGTGAAATATTTCCTTTCTGCTTTCGTTATTCGTACCCACTCGTTTTGTTAGTTTGCGAATTTGTGAATCGTGTGGGTGAAACTTTAGACAGATTGTTTCACTTTCACCACAATGCATACAAGATTGTTCTGCCAAAAAATCATTCAATAGAACAATTCTCTTTTGGTAATTTCTACGAGCAACCTTTTTGATTGTCTCTTTGTATTTTTCATAGTGTTCATTCATGATTTTATTTATAAGTTATAACACTTATAAAAGTGGTGTTTTAGAAAACTGATTATTATAAATATTCTCAAATAACATAGACTTCAGTTTGTTCGTTTTGGAGTCTGATATAGGAGTAAAGACATGAGTTTCCTTGTATCTCCCGGCGTTCACGTTAGAGAAATTGATCTAACAGGTATCGTTCCCGCAGTTCCAACAACAATTGGTGCTATTGCTGGCGCATTTCAAAAAGGTCCAGTTGGTTCTATTGTAAGATTGGGCAGCGAGGAAGAAATGGTAAAGATTTTTGGTGAGCCACAAAATTCTGGCAACCAATTTGAAACTTTTTTTACCGCTGCAAACTTCCTCCAATATTCAGATCAGCTGAGTATTGTTCGTTGTGAATCTGGTGTTACAAATGCCATTGCATCTGGATCATCTTTCATCATTAGGGATGATGACCATTACGAAGCTTCTTTTGCTGATGGACAAGGTTCAGTCGGTGAGTGGGCTGCAAGAACTGCTGGTGCATGGGGAAATTCAATTGGTGTTTCCGTCTGTGCATCTGCAACTGCTTATGAGGAAATTGCTAAGACAACAACAAGTGCAACAGAAGCAAAAGGTCAGACAGTTATTAGTCTTACATCTGCTGCTGGTTTCAATGTTCATGACATTGTTAACTTTGGTGAGACACTAGGATTTGAATATCAAGTTACAGCTGTTGACACTGGTGCAGCTACAATTACAGTTCAACTGAAAGATGATCCTGTTGCTGCTGGATTGCAATCTGAAATCGCTTCTGGAACAAGTGTTCGTCGCCGCTGGAGATTTTATGACTTATTTGATGCTGCTCCCGGCACATCAGATTTTGCAACTCAAAATCAAAGAGGTACTGATGATGAAATGCACATCGTGGTTTTTGATTTTCTTGGAGAGATATCTGGTTTCTCTGTTACCGCAAATGGAAATAGAACCAATGCAGTTCTAGAAACTTATCCAAATCTATCTAAAAACTCAGTTGGTAGATCACCACAGGGTGATAGCACATACTATGCTGATAAAATCTTTAGGTCTTCCAGTTTTGTTTATTGGATGGATCATAACTCTGCCGGTTTCAACTGGGGAACAGACTTTGATGGTCAAGAGACATTCATTGTCATGGAAGATGGTGGAACAGATGGCGCAGGAACAGATGCTGGTGACAACATCATCTTAGATGGAACTGATGGAGGTTCTGCTAATGTTGGTGATAAGGTTCAAGGTGAAACAGGTGCAACTGCATATGCTGCGCTTGATACACCAACAAATACAATTCTAAAAAATGGCACAGATGATTATGCTGTAACTGCTGGTGAACTTCAAATCGGTTATGATGAATTCAAAGATGTAGAAACAGTTGATGTAAACCTTATTCTTGGTGGAAAGGGTGGTGGAGATGGTAATACTGCATCCACACAAGATACACACGTAACCATGTTGACTGCACTAGTAGAAGACAGAAGAGATTGTGTTGCGTTTGTTTCTCCATATAGAGCAGCAACTGTGGGTGTTTCAAGTTCAAATACAGCTACAGAAAATGTTGTTGATGCTTTCAATCTTTGCCCATCATCTTCATATGTTGTATTCGATAGTGGATACAAATACATGTATGACAAGTATAATGATGTATATCGTTTCGTTCCAATGAACGGTGATACAGCGGGTCTTTGTGCTTACACAGATAATGTTGCTGATCCTTGGTTCTCACCAGCTGGTCTTAATCGTGGTAATGTGAGGGGTGCTATTAAACTCTCATATTCGCCAAAGAAATCTGAAAGAGATCAACTTTATAGAGCAAGAGTTAATCCTGTTGTAGATTTCCCCGGCCAAGGTGTTGTTCTGTTCGGTGATAAAACTGCACTTTCCAAACCAAGCGCATTTGATAGAATTAACGTAAGACGGTTGTTCTTGGTTCTAGAGAAGGCAATTGCCACTGCTGCAAAATTCCAACTCTTTGAGTTCAACGATGAATTTACAAGAGCATCATTCAGAAACTTAGTCGAGCCTTTCTTGAGAGATGTTCAAGGTCGTAGAGGTATCTTTGACTTTAAGGTTGTTGCTGATGATACGAATAACACTGGTGAAGTTATAGATAGGAATGAATTTATTGGTGATATCTATATCAAACCAGCAAGATCAATTAACTTTATCACACTTAATTTCGTAGCAGTTCGCACTGGTGTGGAATTTGAAGAAGTAGTTGGTAAATTTTAAGTTTAGGGAGTAGCTTCACATGGCACAGATAGACGATTTTAAAGCTCAATTAATTGGTGGCGGCGCAAGGGCAAACCAATTTAGAGTTACAATTACTCCACCATCCGGTATTGCTACAGGATTAGATGTTCGTAGGGCATCATTCTTGTGTCGAGCATCATCATTACCAGCTTTCACTCTTCCAGCAATTCCAATTCCCTTTCGTGGTAGGAATATTTACGTTGCTGGTTATCGAACTTTTGATGATCCTTGGACAACAACATTTTTGAATGATACTGATTTTGGTCTTAGAAATTCACTGGAGTTATGGTCAAACGGTATTAATGATCTTGCTGAAGGAACTGGTGTTACAGCTGCTGCTGACTATCAAACAGACTTAACAGTGCAACAACTGGATAGAGATGATACAGTTTTGAAAACATACATTTTCAGAAGTGCATGGCCTACAGATATTACATCAATTGCACTTGATGCTGGCACGGCTGACGCAATTGAACAATTTGATTGTACATGGAGATATCAACACTTTGAAGCTTCTTCTGTGAACTTCTAATATCAAACCTACTAAATATAACAATTAGTAGGAGTCATTATGGCAGAACTTTTTGGATATAAAATAAGCAAATCTAAAGAGGAGGGTGGTACATCTTTTACTGCCCCAACCTCTGATGATGGCGCAGTAGATATAGCTGGTGGTGGTTTTTTTAGTTCTTATCTGAATACAGATGGAAAAGAAAAAACTGATATAGACTTAATTCGTCGTTATAGAGATATTGCTCAACAGTCCGAATGTGATACTGCCATCGAAGATATCATAAATGAAGGCATTGTTGCGAATGAAAGAGATATCTCTGTTCAAATTGTTTTAGATAACATTCCGTATTCAAGCAAAATCAAAAAAACAATCACAGACGAATTTGATGAAGTCTTACGTCTTCTTAAATTTGAAGAAAAAGGTCATGACCTTTTCCGTAGGTGGTATGTTGATGGTCGTATTTATTTTCATAAAATCATTGATCAAAAATCACCAAGAAAAGGCATAACTGAAGTTAGATATATTGATGCCACTAAAATCAAAAAAGTAAGAAAGGTCGAAAAAGAGAAAGACCACAAAACTGGTGTTGATAAAATTAAAAAGGTTCACGAGTTCTTTCTTTACAATGAGAAAGGATTGGGCTCAACAGGTGCTAGTCAAGGAATTCAAATTCATCCAGACGCTATCACTTATGTTCCCTCTGGTGTGATTGATGGTAATGGTGGTCGAGTGCTATCATATCTTCATAAAGCAATCAAACCTGTAAACCAATTGAGAATGGTTGAGGACTCTCTGGTAATCTATCGTATATCAAGGGCACCAGAAAGAAGAATATTTTACATTGATGTTGGTAATCTACCAAAGGTAAAAGCAGAACAATATCTCAAAGATGTTATGAATCGTTATCGTAACAAGTTGGTGTACGATGCATCAACTGGTGAGATTCGTGACGATAGAAATCATATGAGTATGTTGGAAGATTTCTGGCTCCCACGGCGAGAAGGTGGTAGAGGCACAGAAATTACAACGCTGCCCGGTGGACAAAATCTGGGTGAGATTGAAGATATCGTTTACTTTCAAAGAAAATTGTTTAGGTCATTGAATGTTCCTATTTCAAGATTAGAAGCAGAGTCTCAATTCACTCTTGGTCGTTCAACAGAGATTACCCGTGATGAACTCAAGTTTACAAAGTTTGTTCAGAGGATACGAAAAAAGTTCGTTCCACTATTTACTGACATTTTGAAAACACAACTGTTGTTGAAAGGTATTATATCTCCTGACGATTGGCCTAATATACAAGAACACATCCAGTACGACTTCTTAGCTGACGGTCATTTCGCAGAGTTGAAGGAAGCAGAACTTCTCAATGACAGAATTAATACTCTGAATCAAGTAGAAGCATATGTCGGCACCTTCTTTAGTAAACAATGGGTGCAAAAGAATGTTTTACGGTTGACTGATCTTGAGATTGAAGAAATGCAGAAACAGATAAATAAAGAGGCTGATATGGACCCAGAAGATGGTGGTATCAATCTTCCTGACGCACATGGTGGTATTAGAAGAGATGATACTGCAATGGGTAAGGTTGGAGAACCGGGCCCTCCAGAAGATAGTACAGTATACAATCCACAGGAGCAACCTCCAGAAGAAGAACCAGAACAAGAGCCAGAGGTATAGAAAATGAGTAGAGAATTTGTAGACGCAATTGAAAACGGTGATAATTTATCAGCTGAATCTGAATTTTCAGATATTATGATGAGTAAAGTTGGTAACTCATTAGAAACTAATAGACAAGAATTAGCTAATTCTTTTGTCAATAGTAAGGTTGATGATGTTAAAGAATCTTGATGAAGTTTATCAAACCACAGTTTTTGAGAAAGATGAACACAAAACATCACAGGAATACAAGAAATTGTCTCCTAAGATGCGAAAAGCTGTCGATTCTATCTTCAAAATCATGGATGCTAAACCTTCAGATTTCCTAAATACTTTTGAGAAAACTATAAGAGAAGTGTCTAAAAAGTTTGGTGTTACTGAGAAAGAACTTATGGGATACTTTGAAAAAGAAATGTTAGCAACATAGGAGTAGGGCATGTCATTTAAAACATTAAGAGTTGCTGGAACAGTCACCGCTGCACAGACAGCAGATGACGCAGCACATGAAGCCATTCTTGGCAAATTATCCCCAGCTTCTTCATATAGAGTAACAGAGTTTGCTGGTCAAGATGCTCTCTTTCTTATTTCAGATGATTATCCTGTAGCATCTTCTTCAAATGCATTTTATTTAAAAGCAGGAACTACAACAACAGTAGTTCCTGATGTAGAACGGGCACTACGATTTGCTTCTGGAGTTCCTATTGCACAAAATAGTGAAACTGACACAAATGCTAATGCAATTCTGTTAGAAAGTGGAACAGTAGATTCTCCTGGCTTTCTTCTCTACGATAGAGCCGAAACTGAATTCCGTATTTCAGTGATCAATGAAACTGCTAGTAGTGATTGCGCTGTTTACGTTGAAGAAGTTGCACAAGGACACCCAGGCGCATGAATATAAAACTAATTTCAGAATCAATTCAAGATGTGGAATACATCTGTGAAGAAAAAGAAAACGGTAAAAAAGACTACAAAATTCGTGGCGTCTTTATGCAGGGCGATATTAAGAACCGTAATGGTCGTATCTATCCTAAAGATGTGTTGATGAAAGAAGTTGCTAACTATAACAAGAAATTTGTTGACGAGAACAGGGCATTTGGTGAGTTAGGTCATCCAGACGGTCCTACAGTCAACCTTGAAAGAGTCTCTCACCTAGTTACATCATTAAAACCAGATGGTAGTGATGTTCTTGGTGAGGCTCGTATTTTAGAAACACCTATGGGTAAAATCGTCAAAACTTTGATGGACGAGGGAACAAAATTAGGTGTTTCATCTAGAGGCATGGGAAGCTTGGACGAAAGAGGTGGTGCCAAGTATGTGAGAGATGATTTTTACCTTGCAGCAGCTGCTGATATTGTTGCAGACCCTTCCGCTCCAAACGCTTTTGTAGAAGGTGTTATGGAGGGGAAAGAGTGGGTTTGGAATAACGGTTCGTTAATTGAAGCACATGTTGCAGAAGTGAAAA